CGGCGTACCGACAATCGTTCAGCCGACCGACTCGGCCCAGACCGCGATGTGGAAGGGCAACGGCCAGTTCGACGGTCTGACCGTCATCGGCAGCGCCTCGTTCCGGTCGTCCGCTGAGATCGCCAAGGGCGCGGTACTGTCGCTTGCTCGCTCGTCCACAGGCCCGCAGTCGTCCCCGTCGATCGTCATCGACTGGGAATACGTGGCGCTGGATAGTGGTGGCTGGTTCATCAACGGGCTGGAACTCTACAACAGCAAGTTCTGGGTCGTGAAGGACCTCAACGTCGGACCGCGACTCGACGGCTACCCCACAACCGGAGGCGGTCCGACGACCACTATGGTCCTCGGTAACTCCTCGGAGTTGCGCTCTCGTGCGTGGGGTGGAGTGACGCGACTCGGGTCGTCCTGGTACACGCTCGGGTGGCGAGACGTAAACGGTGTGACGACCTGGAGGATCATCAAGTACTCCGACACGGGTGTCACACAGTTGGACGTACAGCACACGCCTATTGGTAACGGGTTCGAGGACGGCGCAAGTGCGGCCGTGGCCATCGGAAACGACGGGACAAACATCCTGGTCGCCCAATTCGATTCCGCGAACAAGCGCTTCCGTATTCAGACCTACAGCGCATCGACATTGGCGTTGTTGTCGACACAGAACACGTCCACCAATACCGGGTTCTCGGGTCCGGTGGTCGGAGTAACAAAGGGAACATTTGACTTCGGTGCGACCAGAACCGTCATCATCACGGAGAGCGGGCCGCATTACTGGCCGTTCGACAGCACCGGGACGTATCAGCCGAATGACGCGTGGGCGTCTCCGGCTATCGGATCGATGCGTGGTGTCGTGTGGGATTCCGTGGACGGGCGGTTCTACGGCCGGTCGGTAGGCTCGGACAGCGACCCCATCAAGATCTACAAGCACACCAAGACCAAGTGGACCGGCACGGACCCGCAGTCGTGGTGGGCGACTTCGACGTGGCGTGACTCGGATTCCGGAGGGACCGGAACGCACGAAACGCCGATGGGTCCTGTCGGCACGTTGTCGATGAAGAAGCGTGCGCGACTGACACTGACGTCTCCGACCATCCCGGACAACGGTGGTGCTGACGACCCGAACTCGGTCGGGTTCTACGTAGGAAAGATCAGCAATGCGCGTACGAACCTGTTCCTTCAGACGCTTCCTGCGGACGGAGTGAACACGGTCGTCCTCACCGACACCGTCGTATTCACCGGCACGAACCCTCCGTCGACAAACAACTTCCCGTCCGGCGTTGCGGCCAAGATCGTCAACGACGACAGCACGCTGGAGATCAACGGTGACGGGTCGATCAAGGCATCGTCTATCACCATCGGCTCAACCGCGCTGGTGCCGGTCCCGCCCTACTGGTTCGGCTACCTCAGCACGAGTCCATCCGCCATTGCTGCCGCAACGAACGCAACCATCACCGGCTGGGTGTCCGACGGATCACCGAACTCGTCAGGTATCACGCACTCGGCGGGCATCTTTACGCTGCCGATCGCTGGCGAGTACGAGATTGCCGCGCAAGTCTGGTGGGCATACGTCGCGAGCGACACTGGCGGTCGTCTGGCTCAAGCAATGAAGACACCTGCCTCCCCGGTGGCGATCCAGAGCAGTACTGTCGCAGCCTCGGTCAACTCTGGCGCGCCGTCCCTGAATCAACTCAGGAAGCGCGTCCGCCTGGCTGCCAACGATCAGGTCTTCATTCGGTACTCGCACACGTCCACGGGCAACACCAGAGCCATCACTGGCACCAGCGCGGACATCACCTGGGTCCAGATTAGATGGGTCGGACCGTAATGCCGCATAAACCAAGCAGAATATCCTGAGATAATCGAGCCATGCCCGTAGAGATCGCAATTCCGTTCCGCCTGGACGCGGATCGCCGAATCGCTGTCGAGACGAATCCCGACAAGCAGATTCGACAGCACGTCATGTCCTTGGTGAACACGGAGCCGGGTGAGCGGGCCGCGATGGGCGACTACGGAGTCGGACTCCTCTCGGCCGTCTTCGAGCCGGGTGACGAGTCTGTGGCCGTCGACCTGGGCGAGGAGATCGCTGCTGCGTTGGCCCGCTGGGAGCCGGGTGTGGCTCTGCAGAGCGTTCGCGGGGTTCCCGGCACAGACAACGACGGCCGGGTCCAGGTGGAGGTTCAGTACCTGCGTACGGACGCTCCAGACACCCCGGTCAGCGGTCGGCGCACCAACGTGGCGGTCATCACTGCAGGTGGACAGGTAAGCGAGGTACTTCGTGGCTGAGATCGCCCCCAACATCGACTACACCAGCCGGGACTTCGATGGACTGAAGCGGTCCCTGCTGGACTACGCGCGTGTCGCGTTCCCGGACTGGGCTCCGGGCTCCGAGGGTGACTTCGGCGTGCTCCTGGTGGAACTCCTGGCGTACACCGGGGACGTTCTGTCGTACTACGTCGACCGGGCTCAGAACGAGTCCTACCTGCCGACCGCGTCCCAGCGTGCTTCCATCCTGCAGATCGCCGAGTTGGTCGGCTACCGGCCGGGTACAGGCGCTCCCGCGACCGGTTCGGTGACCCTCAAGTCAGCCGACGGCAGCGCGGACGTCACGGTCCCTGCCGGGACGCGGCTCGCGACCGACTTCGCGTCCGACCTGGACACCCAGATCATCTTCGAGACCGACGTCGAGGTGGTCGTACCCGGCAGTGGCGGAACGATCGCGGTCGCCGTCACCGAGGGCGAGACCAAGAAGGATGACGTCACCGGCAATCCACTGAAGATCGCTGAGTCGACCGGCCTGCCGGACCAGACGATCCGGTTGCCGCACCCGAAGGTCTACGTCGAAACGATCCAGGTCTACGTGGCCGGTGAAGAATGGCTGGCAGTCGACCACCTCCTCGACGCTGACGCAGGCGACCGCGTGTTCGAGACCTTCTACGACGACCAGGGTTACTCCTGGATCCGGTTCGGGGACGGTCTGAACGGAGCGATCCCGACCCTCGGGCTGGAGATCTCGGCGAAGTACCGGGTCGGGGTAGGTGCCGCAGGCAACCTTGCAGCCGGTCGCGTCATCTCCCTGTTCGACGCCCTTGCCGGGGTGAGCGTCGAGATGTCGGGCGGGTCAGCGAACCTGTCCACGTCGACCGCGATGACTGGCGGTGCGGACCCGGAGAGCAACGAGCAGATCCGGATCAACGCACCTCGCGCATTCCACTCGCAGCAGCGAGCGGTCACCCTGGACGACTACAAGAACTTCGCGGTGGCCGTGCCGGGCGTATCGAGGGCGAACGCGGTTGCCAACTTCTTCTCGTCGGTAACCGTCTACATCGTCGGCCCGGACGGTGGTGCTGCGTCTACGGCGTTGACCGACGCTGTGCAGACTGCCTTGCGCAGCCGCTCGCTCGCGGGTGTCTCGGTGAGTGTTGGGGCTCCGACCTTCATTCCGGTGAACATCGGAGCGACGGGCGGCAGCGAGGTCGCGGTCGAGGTGTGGCCGACGTACTCGCGCACGGCCGTCCAGTACCAGGTGGAGCAGGCGCTGAAGTCTCTGCTGTCGTTCGAGAACGTCGACCTGGGCATGAAGTTGGTGGTCGCCGAGGTCTACCGGCAGATCATGGAGATCGAGGGCGTGCGGTACGTGACGATCCCACTCATGGCTCGCTCTGACGCAGCCCAGTCCGGTACAGCGGACATCCAGTTCAAGCCCTGGGAACTCCCGAAGGCAGGGAACCTAGTCGTAACGTCATCCGGAGGTATCGGCTAATGGCCACATCTGCCACGTTCCCTAACGGGATCGCCGCATTCAGTGAGAAGCGAAACCTGCTGGACGATGTCGATGCCGCTGACATCAACAAGATCCAGGCGGAGGTCGTCGCGATCCAGTCGGTCCTCGGTGCGTTGCTCAACGAGGTGGACGAGATCAACGCCGAGGTCGATGAGAACTCCGCTGACGATGCCGCCAACGTCGTACGCAACACGACGAAGTTCAAGAACCTGGCCGACCAGTTGAACGCTCTTCGGGCAGGTACACACATCCCGGTGTTCCAGTCGACCATGGGCAGGGCTCCCATCAGCAGCCAGTCCACGACGGGGTGGGCTCAGATGAAGTTTCCGAAGCCTTCCATCGACACACATCGTGGCTACAGCGGGTGGGGGTTCTACCGTGCTCCACGTACCGGCTTCTGGATCGCACGGGCGCAGTTGAACTTCCCTCGCACCGCGTCAACAGGTACGTACGCAGCCTACGTCAACGTTGGCGGGCAGCCTGCCTGGGCGATCGACAGCGTGGACCACACGGTCAATAAGGGTCGCGGCGTGTTCCTCAACGCGTTCTACCTCGGCTGGGTCAAGCGTGGAACACCCATCGTGGCGTTCGTCGGCCAGGACACTGGTGGACCCCAGCAACTGACCTCGGCCATGTTCTCGGCCGCGATGGTGCGAGACATGGAGCCTCTCCTGTACAACCCAGGAACCATTGTCTAATGGCCACGTACGGTAGGGACTTCTACGGCCTCGCGAAGTACGGGTCGAGCGTCTTCACCGACTTCGACATCAACCCGTTCGACGCGCAGCCGGACGGATACAACGCGATCCGTGTGACCTGGCACTCCCCGTCTGGGACGTGGCAGGGCCTTCGCCTGCTCCGAAGCCGGTACGGCTACGCGGTCAACGAGAACGACGGCGAGATCCTCATCGACACCGCGTCGAGCGCGTCGGAGTTCGTGGACCGGAATCTGAACGGAGGCGCGTGGTACTACTACACGCTGTACGTCAAGGTGTCCGGCGTGTGGCAGCGGGCCGGTGCAACGTCGAGCCTGGCCGTGCGGGAGACTGGCTTCCGCGACCTGCTGTGGGATCGCGTCCCGAAGTACTTCCAGTACGCTCCACGCTTCCTCGACGGTGGGGTCAACCCGTACTACAGCAGCGCCGAGGTCTACGACCCGGACCGGTACGACCAGAAGAACCAGGAACTACGCCAGTTCCTGGACATCCTCGCGTGGGGGCTCGACTGGGTCCGCAACTACCACGACACGACGCTGTGGGCCAACGACCCTCGGCGCATCCATCTGGAGAACCTGGATCGGCTGGCCCGGCAGTTGGGCACCACGTACGAGTACGAGATCCCGGCTCGGGTTCTTCGCGGCAAGGTCGCCAATGCTGCCTTGCTCGCACGTCGTCGCGGAACGCTTGACGGCCTACGTGACGCTGTGAACCTCAGCACTGGCTGGGACGTCGACCTGGAGGTCGGTGTCAACCGCTTCCTGAACGAGGACCAGTCCTCCTTCTCGCACCCGCAGTACAGCGAGTGGAGCCCTGCCGTCAACTACGCGAACGGTGACCGGGTCCAGTTCGCGGGCCGGATCATGCAGGCCAAGCCGGGTGGTGCGTACGGGGATGCGCAGAAGCCTCCGACCGCACCGACCACCAGCAACACGTGGTGGACGATCGTGGACCAGTTCTACGACGCCATCGAGACGCTGAGAGATGACGCAACGGCGTCATATGTCGGGTGGAAGGCGTTCCGTTCCTCCGGACCGTGGTACGGAGATGAAACCGACGTGGTCGTCGGAGTCTCATCACCAGTCGACACAACCCTGACGAACTCCAACACGTTGAGGGTAGGTAACTGGGCGGGATCCGCTTACGCAATGGAACTGTGGGGCGCGGCCAACGTTGGGTCGACCGCCGCACCGCTTCCGGAAGCCGTCGTACGGCAGGGGATTCCGATCCCGCGCGCACTGACCTGGAGTCCTTCGGAGAACTACCAGGCGGGCACCATCGTGCTCTACGGCAGCCGCACGTACCGGGCTCTGCGAGAGAACACCGGACGTAACCCGACCACGTACACGATGTTCTGGGAGAAGGTCGGTGCCGACGAGCGCGTCCGGCTCGCGTTCTCGTTCTACAGCCACGCGCAGATGGACGGATCAGCCGGTGTCGCGGTTACCCCTGGCATCGCGTTCTACGACGAGCGCGGAACCCTGATCAAGGACGTCCAGACCGCCAGTTCCTCACAGGGCCTGTTCTTCGACACCTTCAACCAGGACGCATCGTTGCCTTGGGCATCTCGGACGCCGGACCACGCGTTCTCGTCCGAGAAGTGGGTGCTGAACACCGGCAACTGGGACGTGGCCGAGGTGTCCAACAGCGAGCGGTACGCCTACCCGCTGACCCCGACCGCTGCGGTGACCACGGTTACCATGCCGTCCGAGAAGAACTTCTACAAGGTCGCAGTCACCTTCAAGAAGCCAGCGTTGAGCGGAGCCACGCAGGCGTTGGTCCTTCGGTACGTTGACGCGAACAACTACCTGCGGGTGACGCGTACTTTGGTGCAGAAGATGGCGGCCGGTGTGCTCACCACTGTGGCCACCCTATCGACTCCCGTTTCGGACGGTGATCGTGTCACCGTGTTGATGGACGAGACCGCCAACACGCAGACCGTGTACGTCAACAACGTCCAGGTGGCCTCGGTGTCCGGCCAGCCGCAGCCTGCGGCCGGGGTCGGGTCCAACCGCTACCGACACGGACTGATGGTGATCTGACATGACCGACACGATCGTCGTACGGGGGACGCTGGACACCTTCCGTGGTGGGAGTTTCGCCACCGAGGAGCAGGCCGTCGTCATCACCCGATCGATCGCGCAGATCGATACCGGGTTCCCGTCCTGGCACTCGCGCGCCAACGACCCGATCCATGCTCCGTTCGACCAGGAGATCCTTTTCCTGGGCCGGATCAAGATCTACGACCTCAACCCGATCACGATCTTCCCGACCCGTGGCAAGTTCGTTCTCGGCAACCACGGCTACGCGACCGACATCGTCTCCGAGCATCGCGGCACGTTCGAGGACTTCGCCATCTGGCCGTACGACACGGGATCGTCCTACCTGGCCGAGGACCCTGTCGGTGCGTTCGTGATCGCCGACAACCAGGGAACCGTCACTGCTGTCGGCACCGCAACGTCCGCGTGGCAGCGCCACTACCGGGTTCTGTACCCACCGAAGAACGCGCGCTACGCAGTACCTCACTTGACCCTGGGATCGTTTGCGGCAACCGGGTACCACTACTTCGACGCGTTCCAATTGGAAGTGCTGCCGTTGTCGAAGGCTGCCAACGCGACCACGTTCGAGGCCGCCCGGATGCTCAAGGTCAAGGTACGTCCGGCAGCGAAGAACTACATCCCGAACGGGTCGGTCGAAACCAACGCGGTGTCCTGGGTTATTGCAGGTCCCTCGATGACACCCTCGACGCTGTACGCCAAGTACGGTTCGCAGAGCCTGCAGGTCACCTGGGGAGCCTCCTTCGGCACTAACCAGTACGTGCGGATCAACCCGGCCGACGCTCTGATCCCCGGTGACACGTACTGGGCGTCCGCGTGGGTCTACGTGCCGGTCGGCCAGCCGCGCGTCAAGATGCAGATCATCAACGCCAAGGACCCTGCATCTGCCGTGACCGGTGCGAACGCGACGTACAGCCGGTGGGAGCGATTCATCCTGCCGTTCGTCGCGACCGTCGACACGCCGCAACTGCGGATCGTTCCGTTCGATTCTCCGGTCGGCGGGGAGAAGGTCTACGTAGACGGGGTAATGATCAGCGACCAGCCGGTTGACTACTTCGACGGGTCATTCGGAGCCGACTATTTGTGGAAGGCGGGCGGAACTGCTCACGGTTCGCCGTCGTACTACTACCCGGACCGGATCAAGCGTCATTACATCCTGAAGCGAACCCTCCAGGAGAATGTTGCTCTGGGAGTTTCCGTAGCGGATCCCGAATACGCAACCACCTGATTCGAGGAGT